GCCTAATGAAGCAGCGGTAGGTGTTCCACTTATAGTTCCTCTTGCACCTGAGATTGTTCCAACAATAACATCGCCATCAGCAAAAGATCCTTTGATATTGACAACATGTAATGCTAGTGTTCCGTCAAAATCTGTTCTATATACACAAACAGCAGTTGCTGGTGATGTATCTTTGGTGTAGTTTGTAGAACTTCTAGTTCCAACATAAACAATATCACCTTTGTTCAATGAAACTTCAACATTGTCACCTATCGTTCTAGCAGTTTCTGAAGCATCTCCACCTGAGTTTGTATCATGATCAAATTCAGTGCTATACGAAGAAAGTTCAGTATATGTAATCTTAGTAGCTGGAGTAATGTATGATGAAATATCAACGTCATCAAAGAATGGATAAAATTGTGTTTCAGGTTTTAGTCCATGTGTGCTGAATAAAAGATTTCTTGATCTTATGTAAGGAATAACAGCAGTTGACAAAACTTTATCTTCAACTAACTGCTTATCAATTTTAGCAGCTACGGATGTCTTAATACCTGTTCTAGATTGTCCTACTTCCCTAGCACGAACTTCAGAGGTAATACTTCTAACCCATGGTCCACCACCCCTAGCACCAAATTCTCTGTTAACTTGTCGTCTAACCCTCGCTCTTGCAGCACTTCCTTGATGTAGCAGCACAAGATACAAGTTCCATGATTGACTTCTTCTTCCTTGAGACTCCCAAGCTCCAGTCCAGTTATTCTGCCAAGCATTCCATGATGTTCCTAAAACTCCACGCTCTTCTAAAATAGTTGTAAGTGCAGAAAAGTTTCCCTCAACATCATTAACAATATCTGGTTGACGTTTAACATCAATCCACTCATCAGAAGCAGGATTGAGATCAGTTCTACCCAAGAAAGTAAATATCGCAAATGGATTAATATTTTCTGTTCGTGATGCATATTTTTGTTCAATAAGTTCAGTGTGAGTATATGGTAACGTTACCAAATCTCCAGTAACCTGATATCCATCACTAGTTCTATCAGCATCAAGAGTATTTAATTCTATCATGTTAACATTATCCATGGTGTAGAAAGGTCTTAATACACCTTCTTCCATATCTAACGAACATGACCAATCAATCGAAGTTGGATCACCAGATGCCTGACTTGTAAAATTATCTACAAAGAAACCATTTTTAAATCTATCTAATCCATTGTTATCTAACAATGTTAATGATTTAGTTTCTACTTCCAAGAGAGATAGTGAAGTATAATATTCTAGATTACTAATGCGTTTTTCTATGGCACCGATATCACGCATCGTATATCTCTTATTGTCCATATAGATTACTTCAACATCATCAGTTGTTGCAGTATATGGCTTGGTATCCAATTTGTATAAAACCATAGCCAATGTAGGATCGTTAGGCTCTCCAGGATTTAAATTAGATACACCAGAAGTAATAAAGAAATTACCATTAACATCTACAGAAATTTTATCTTTTCTAGGTAGATAGTATGAGAAATCAGCCTCAACGTCGATACCACGTTTAGGTAAAAGCGAAGAACTTGATCCTGTTGTTGTAAAATCTGTTCCGTCATCATCGATTCTTGGTCTGAAGTCGATAAAATCAGTAAGCCCAAATGGTATCTCGGAATAACTAATAGTTGAAGTATAAGAGTTTACTGTAAAATAATCTCCGCTTCCACTATGAGCGAAATATTGATATGCAATAGAAATAGGAGCAGTAGGTGCTGGGCTGCCATCGTTCAAAATAATTTTTGAAACGTCATAATATGTTAAGTATTGACCATCGTCAAATGTATATCTGTTGGTAATATCAATAGAATACGTTCCAGTTGGAGCAGCAAATGTTCCTGTATCCATCAAAACTGACAACAATCTATAACCGTCAGCTTTACCCAAAATAATTTCTGATTTAGTAGCTGCAGCTTTAGAAGTTAAAGTTTGTCCAGTAACTGTAGTAAGAGTTTTAGTTTTCTCAGTTCCTGATCCTGTTCTATTTACTGCGGCAATAACTACCATCGCTGTAGAATTAACAGATGTCTGTATTTCTACCTGCGTATTTCCAACAGTTCTCGTAATACTAGAAGGTGAGATAATTGCTCCAGTATCACTTCTGACCACCAAATAATTATCACTATCAGCTTCTGAAGCAAAGGTATCATTACCTCCAGTTACAGCAAGTGTTAATAAACCCGATCCACTCGTAGTTCCTGTAAATCTTTGCGATACGGTGTAAGAAATAGCATTGACACCAAGACTATCTCTTGCTTCCTTGACATATTCGTATGGAAATTGAAATAATAATGTTGAGTTATCAGGCTCTTTCAATTCAGTTGTTAGTTTATAAACTACAACTCCAGTTGCTGTAACTGCACTATCAACATCTATACTATTATTGTCTGTAACTGCAGTAACTTTTCTTACTGTTGAAGAATCACCAACGTAAATATAATCGCCAACCGATAATTCACTATCAAATAAAGTTCCAGTACCTGTTAAAGTTGTTGATGCTGCAGCAGTAACTGAACCTGTCAACAAGTTAGTAACAGGAGATATATCAGCAGTAAAACTAGTAGTTGCTGATCCAGTGCTATAATATACTGACTTTAGATCTTGATTAAAATCGTAACCTGAAGTAACATCAACATCAAACAACTGAATTTTATAAACAGCTGTTGTTGTTCCAATAGTTCCACTATGATATTCTACACCTCTAACTCTTGCTGTACCAATTTGAGTTCCTGATGATGAACCACCAGAAGCAATAAGTTCATCATATAGTTCTATCACAGAAAATTCTTCAATAGGTGGAACTGCATGTAAATTTGTTATTAGGATATAATTTCCAACAGTAGCATTAATTTTAGCGTTTGTAGCATTAGCATAATCTCTAGTCTTATCAAACGGTAAATACTCAGTTGCAATTTTTTCTATCTCATATCCACGAACATATGCCTTTCCTGGCTCCATACCAATTGCTAATTTAGTAGAATCTCCTGGAGTCGTTGAGTCGAGTGCGTCGTAAATTCCTCGATTAAATTTCGGATATGGATCGTACAACCATGTAACACCACCTGCTCCATCAGTTCCTTCGCCAATACTATGAGATGGACCTGAAGATGCTGAAGTGCCAGTAGTTCTAGCTACATAATAGTTGCCGCCATTGGTAACAATATCTCCAATCACATAAGCTCTTGATGCTGTCCACGCACCTCTGTCATTATTTCTGTGTTCCCGAACATCAATTTTAAATGGGCTGACGGTATAATTGCCTGACTCATCAAAAGTTCTTCTTGCTAAAGTTTCTTCTAAGAGAGAATAATCAGTTCTTTCAATTTTATGTTGAATAGTTCCATTTTCTATTCTAACTAATTCTACAAAATCTTCATCATCTGTAGAAGCCAAAGTAAGTTTCTTTAACGTTAAATCTATTTTGTACCTGTCAGCTCCTGGAGCTGCATAGTTATAAGATCCCTGTGCGTTATCCAACAAACTAATATCATCATCAGAATCAACGAAAGACTCAGTGATATCTAAACCTACTCGATATGAAGGCGAATTTGCGTATTTGTCAAGTATTAAATTTTGTGTACTAACAATACAAAATGTTCCTTTAACAAAATAGACACCACGCTGAACTGAAGCAATAGAACCTAATCCAGTTGCCGAAGAAGAAATTGCCTGTACAGTATACGAAGCACTTCCAGTTTCTGGAGCAATAACTTCGTTATCTGCAAATATTTTAGTAGCGTTATCAGTTCCAGAATCCAAATATTTTACAAAAATTGTATTTGAATCTGTCGATGTTGCTGTTGAACTAGTTTTAACTAATGCTCTAACACCGCTGGTTTGTCCTACTACAATTAATCCATCTAAATTAGATAAGAAACCTGAAACAGCTGTAGTTCCATATACAGGTTGAAGTTTAACATACCCAATATCCGTATCGACAGATATCTGTCCTGGGATAACCATAGATCCTTCTTTGAAAACGTGCGAGCCAAATTTAGTAATTTGGTTTTGAAGAATCGTTTGTAGTTGTGTTAATTCTCTTGCTTGTACAGCATATCCTGGTCGAAAAAGAACACGATAAAACTTATCATCTTCATCATAATCATCAAAGTAGGGTTCAGCGTTAAAGTTTAGTGCCATGTTTTCGCTCTTCTAAAGTTGTTATGTTTGTTATTTATTAGTTAGAAGTCCAATATACTTCTAGCTGTAATCGATTGTGTAGAGGTTGGAGTAAATGCGTTTTTATTATCAATAAACCACAAGTCTCCACTATACTTATCTACGGTTGGGTTGGTAACTGATGCGACAGCAAAAGTATCACCATCTGCATTTTCAAATACGTCACTAATTGATGGCGTATCATTAGATAATGATTGTATTAATGCTTTTGTTGATTCAACAGCAACTATTCTATACTCAGCTGTTTCTCCAACTATATTTATCAACATATCATTGGTAAAATCTGCAGTGTTTATAGTTCCATGTACAACATAACAGGTAGAACCATTATTAGCTGCAAAGGTAGTAGTTCCGTCAAATACTTTTGGGTTTTTAATAATTCCAAGTTGTCTATAATCATTATCTAAAATAAATCCTTGATTTCTTTCTACCGCAATCGTAGTATAGATACTCAAAGAAGAAGCTGCTAATTCATAAACAGCATTTTTACCATGACCACCTTGTGGAGAAATAATTGCTCTAGCTGTAGCACCAGATCCTCCACCTGAGATTGATATTGTTGCGTAGGTATATCCAGATCCTACATCAGTCATAGTTATGCTCTCTAGCGTTCCTGTGGAGGATAAGTTAGCAGTAGCAGTTGCTCCGCTTCCATCACCAGAAATAGTAACAGTAGGAACTCCACTATAACCAGAACCTGCAGTTTCTACCACAATATGATGAATAGCACCATCAACAGCAAGTAGTTCTACGTTAGATTGAATCGTATCTAAATCACCTTGAGATAAATCAACAGTTAAATCTGCTCCACTTCCTGTAGAATCAGATATTGTGATATTAGCGTAAGTATACCCTGTGCCGCCATCAGTTACTGTAACATCTGTGATAACCCCAGCAACAACAGTTGCGGTCATCGTTGCTTCAGTTTTAGTCAATACTGGAGTTATGACTGCAATAGTTCCAACGTAAGTTAATTCTGCTGTGCCATCAGTTAATGCTCCGCTGGTGTGCGTAGGTGCAGTAGTAGCAGTTGTTCCTCCAACTGTTACTTCGTAATAATTTCCTTCGTATTTTACATAAACTCCCAAAAGTAGTGTTGTTAATTCTGTCCAGTCAGTAGCAGTAAATGGCTCATCAACTGTGATAGTAGGAGCTGCCTCATACCCAAATCCTGCATCTGTAATTGTAACACCATTAACTTCACCACTAGAAATTGTAGAAGTCATAGTTGCAGTAGATTCGCTACCGCTAATTACTGTTGGAGCAGAAACTGTTAATGAAGGAGCTGAAGTATATCCTGATCCAGCCTCAGTAATAGTTATACCGCTAATGATATATGGGTTATTGGCTACAAATCCATCACCAGTAACTGTCAACGTTGGAGTTGCGGAATATGAACTACCACCCTCAACAATAGTTACATCTGAAATTTCTCCAGAAGAATAGTATTGATTTCTAACAGCAGTAGTAACAGGAATAACAGCTTCTGTTAAGAATTTATTTCTTAGGGCAGCAGGAACATTATACATAAATTTCCAAATGTATCCATCAGCTGTAATTACAGGTGACGATGATGTTCCAGTAGGTTTAGTCGTTGAAGCTGCGCCAAGATTATTATTTAAGCACTTATACACGTTATACAAATCAGTCATAACATAGTAGTTTGCTGTTTGTAAACTAGTCGCCCCAGAACTTGCAGCTATTGTATGCACATATTCATAAAAAGAGTTTGTGACAGTAACTAATGCATTACTTTCTAATGTCAAAGATGTATTACTGGCGATACTAGCAACAGTTCCTATTTCAACACCTGAGCTAGTCTTAATGATATCGCCAACTGAAATTTCTGAGCTAAAGAAAGATGATGTTCCCGTTATGGTTGCGCTACTAGTAGAAGAAGTAATTGAACCGCTACCGATCAACGTTGATTGCTGATAACGATCATCATATTGATCGTATACTGTTCCAGACTCCCAATCTATTCTTCTAACAACATAAGCAACATCAGTAGGAAGAACTTTTCTATAAGTTATGATATTGTTTCTAGTATCTAACTCATAATTATACGTATCTTTAGGATATTGAGAAGAGTCTGTAGAAGCTACAGGATTCCACTCTAAAGTTTTCCCCA